ATCTACAAAAATGATTATGATTTAGTGGATACAACTACGTTAAAAGCAGGTGATATGACTATAGCAAAGCCAGGAGAATATCATAGTTTTAAAGCAAACGCAAAAACTATTTGTTATGAATTTTATTGGGCTGAACTAAATCACAATGATATTGAAAGAGAATCTGTAGGTGGTGTTTAGTGCTAACAATTCCTATTAACGAATTTTTAAAAAATAAAAGAGTCGTACTTGTAGGAAATTCTGTAGAAATGATGAACTATGAGTATGGTGATTTTATTGACTCATTTGATGTCGTAATACATCACGGCGCTGCTATAGCAAAAACACAAGCTCAATATAAAAATCTTGGAAGTAGAACTGATATATGGATTACAGGTACATTTAGATTTCACGTAGTAAAAACGTTAAAAGATGACTTTGAAAGTGGCCAATATAAAGATACTTTGATATTATTTAATAGAGTTCGTACTAAATTATTAGATGTAGACTCTAATATTCCGTGGGAAAACTCATTACCACAAATTCCTAAAATAGATATGTTTAGTGATATTGAACTTATAGAAACATTAGATGAATTGAACTATATGGAAGGATTCGGTAATGGAGTTAGAGGACCTAAAAATGGAATGAGACCTTCAGCTGGATTTATGTCTTTATTATATTTTACCCGCAAAGTAACTTCTTATAAAAGTTTAGATATTATAGGATTTGATTTTTTTAGAAAAATAACTGACGAGAAACGAGGAGGCGGAGATAAGCCTTTTAGTTGGTATCTTCCTATTAAAGATTGTGGTTCACATCCACATAATGGTAAGTTAGAATATGATTATGTTAAAAAGTTAGAAAAACAAAAGAAGATTAAGTGGAACGTTTTGTCTGATTTAAAAGAAGAAAAAATAAAATACGACAGAAAATGGTTAGACGGAACTATATTCAATAAGTGGGCTGATGAAAAAAGTTGATGATAAATATAGTTTTCTTCAATATAGAAAAGACCAAGAGAAGAAACATTTAAATTTAATTGAAAATACAACTAACCCGTTACATAGTATATTAACGGTTGAAATGAATTTAACAGAATTGTGTAATCGTAAATGTGTTTTTTGTCCACGACACGACCCTAAAGTTTATCCAAATAGAAATTTAAATACAACTATAGAAGATTCTACTACAATAGCGAAACGTTTAGCAGAATTTGATTATGTAGGTAGAATATCATTTAGTGGGTTTGGTGAAAACTTTTTAAATAAAGAATTTAATGAAATTGTACAGGCTATGAGAAAAGAATTGCCTAATAACGTATTTGAATGTAATACTAACGGTGATTTTTTGAATAAAGAGTCTGTTACAGAGATATACAAAAGTGGTATGGATATGTTGTACATAAATCTGTACGATGGACTTGAACAGATAGAGCCGTTTGTTAAAATAATGAAAGATTCAGGTATATCTGAAGATAATTACAAATTAAGAGCGCATCATACACAAGATGAATGGGGATTATTTGTAAATAACAGAAGTGGGATGATAGATTGGATAGGATTCGATGAAGATGACATCGAAAATTTAAAAGGAAAGCCTTGTCACTATCCTTATTATAAAATGTTTGTAGATTGGAATGGAGATGTTTTATTTTGTTCAAACGATTGGGGTAGAGAAATAGTAGTTGGTAACTTAATTCAAAGTTCTGTTATGGATGTTTGGATGGGTGACAAAATGAAAGAAGTCCGTGACAGACTTTCAGTTGGAGATAGAAGTCACAGCCCGTGTAATACGTGTTCAGTAAAGGGTGACTTATTTGGTAAATCAAGTTTTGAATTAATTAACGGATATTATGAAAGTAGCGATAACAGGTCACACTAAAGGTTTAGGGAAAGAACTATATAGTCGATTTGATGATGTAGAAGGGTTTTCATCAAGTAATGATTATGATGTTTCGGATAATTATGAACGAGCAAAGATTATTTTTGAATTAGAAAAATTTGACTTGTTTATAAACAACGCACACCCAATGTTTGACCAAACTCGTATGTTAATGGAAGTGTTTGATAGATGGAAACATAAAGATAAAACTATTGTCAATATAATTAGTAGAGCAAAGTATGACAATATATCTAAAGGGTTTATGTACTCTGCTTCTAAAGCATCATTATCACACTTATCTCATAATCTACGATTTAATACAGATAAGAAATGTAAGATAATAGATGTAAATCCAGGACTACTTGAATCAGACTTATCAAGTTTAACTTACAAAGAAATGGCTGATATTGTTATGTGGTGTATTAATCAACCACAACATATCGAAATAGGTGAAGTATCTGCTTGGCATAGAGACTCATATGTTAATGTACAAAACGAAAAAGCAAAAAAATTAAATAGATGAATGTTTATATAGGTTACGATAGTAGGCAAGATTACTCTGAACATTTTTCAGAAGTAGTAAACCCTCCGTATCAAGTATCTAAGTACTCAATAGAGAAATATAATAAAAGTGTTAATATAGAACCTATAATTGTCTCAGAATTAAAGTTAAAAAATATTTATTGGCGACAAGCAGACTATCTTTCAAGTACAGAGTTTGTTTATAGTAGATTTCTTACTCCACATCTTAATGGTTATAAAGGAATAGCATTATTTTGTGATTCTGATTTTTTGTGGCAAACAGATGTTAATGAGTTATTAGATTACTACGATGAAAAGTATTCAGTTATGTGTGTAAAACACAATTATACACCTCCTGAAAGTACAAAGATGGATGGAAAAGCACAGACACATTATCCAAGAAAAAATTGGTCAAGTCTAATGATGTTTAATTGTTCACATCCTGATATTAAAAAATTAAGTGTTAAAAATATTAATGCAAAAAATGCAAAGTGGTTACATAGATTTGAATGGACAAGTGATGAGTGTGTTGGAGAGATACCAGCAACTTTTAATTGGTTAGAAGGATGGTATAACGATAATATTAACCCAAAAGCAATTCACTATACACGTGGCGGGCCTTGGCATACTACGTGGAACGGTCAATACAAAGACAAATGGGTAGAAACATATAACAAATTAGTTAAGGAGAAATCGAATGGCTAACGAAACAAAGTTCTCAGAAGATGAACTAAAACAAATAAACGAAGTAGCAGATACTTACAGCGCTCTACAAACAGAGTTAGGTAATCTTGGAGTTCAAAAAATATTAGTAGAAGACAGAGCAACTACTATTGAAAATAGAGAAAGTTCTATTCGTGATGAATGGAAAAAGAATCAAGTTAAAGAACAAGATTTAGTAAAGATTCTAAGTGATAAGTATGGTGCAGGTACTCTTGACCCTAAAACAGGCAATTTTGTGCCGGTAAAAGAAAATAAACCGAGTTAAATATAACGTTTTGAAATTTTAAAAACTATTTATATATGTTTAACACAATAACCTCATTTTATTATAACAGGAGACAATAATGGCAGAACGAATTGTATCTCCGGGTGTATTTACCCGAGAGAAAGATTTATCATTCTTACCACAAGGTGTCGCAGAGATTGGAGCCGCAGTAGTCGGACCAACTTTACGAGGCCCTGCATTTACTCCTACCGTAATCACAAGTGCAAGTGACTTTGAAGCTCAATTTGGTGCGATAGGTGGTTCTAAGAACTACTACACAGGAATAGCAGTACAAAGATATTTGAATGGCGGAGCGCCAAGTGTGACGGTAGTTAGAGTATTAGGTATAGGAGGATACTCAGTAGACGCAGTAAACGTAGTACTTGGTACCGGACACGCGGCTCAACAACACCGAATTTTAGCAACTTTATTACCATCAAGAAAACATTCAGCAGGATTAGGCGATTTAACTTCTACTTTAGTTAGTGGAAGTCTTGATGCTGGCCCATCTGCCGGTTTTGGTGATTATGCATCAGGAAGTGTAAAGGTTAGTGTATCAGGTTCAGACCTTTTACTTAACACGATACCAGGTGCTAATTTTTCAGGTGGCGGAACTAATGCAGTTACATCTGACCCGCAAGATAATACTAATCACGTTTATATGTACAAGTATTTTAATCAAGGCGGAAAAGTTCCATCAGGAGCGGTTAGCGGTGCTAATAGTATTTCAAGTTCACTTGTTACATTGAACTTACGAGATGGTGTACAATCATTTGATGCAAATGGTAACGCTAACACTTGGACAGGTAATAGTTCATATTCTGTTGCAAGAACACCTTATATAATTTCACAGAGATTGAACGGCGCTGCTGCTTCAAGTCTGTTTAGAATTTATACTCGTGGTTCAGGTACAGAAATGAACGAAAGAATACATATTGCTATTTCTAATATCAAAGCCGCAGCATCAAACAACACATCACCTGACTTTGCTCAGTTTGATTTACAAGTTTATCTAAAGAACGATAGTGGTGTATTTTCTTCTGTTGAAAACTTCAATGGATGTAATTTAGACCCTAAAAGTTCTAACTTTGTAGTTGCTATGATTGGTGATGGACACGAAGTAACTGATAATAACGGAAAGATTACTAAATATAGCAATTATGGTAATAAAGCTCAGTTTATTAGAATCGGTGATTACACAGCATTAACAGATGGTACTAATCCAGCATTAGCGCCTATGGGATTTGGTAAAGTAAACAATCCTATAGCAGGTGGTGTTAATGTACCAAGTGCATCGTTTGTAACAAGTTCAGATAGTGACTTACAATTTGACCCAGGTAAATTTCCAGGTTGGGACTTTTCTGCAGCAAATTATATTAATAATGCTTACTTAGCTCCGATACCTTTAGATGCAGGTGTAGGTGCAAACGTATCATTTTCACTTGAAGACCTTTCAGGTTCAGCCGGTGGTAACGCAGGATTTGCTAACGCAACAACTCAGTTATCATTAGCATCAGGAACTAACGTACAACAGCGTAAGTTTAAAATACCGATGCAGTGGGGATTTGATGGTGATAATCCTGCTCGTGAAATTAAGTTTGGTAACGATATTGTTGCTAATAACACTCAAGGACTTGATTGTTCTACAGCAGTTAAGAGTGGTTCTGTTGCTTATAAAAGAGCATTGAATACACTTGCTGACCCTGACTTTATCGACATTAATATGTTAGCAACACCAGGTATTATACACGCTTATCATCCTGCTGTTAGTAACAAGGCGATGAGTATTGCATCAAATCGTGGTGATACGTTCTACATATTAGATGGCTCTAAATACAACGAATCAGTAGCAAACGCTATTAGTAACGTTGCGAGTATAGACAACAACTATGTAGCTACTTACTTTCCTTGGGTTCAGATATCTAATCCAGGAGGCGGTCCTCAACTTTGGGTTCCACCATCAGTAGTTATGTTAGGTGTCTTTTCACAGAACGATAGAATCGGTCAAGAATGGTTTGCTCCCGCAGGTTTAAATCGTGGTGGCATCGCCGCTCTTGATGTTAAGAAGGTATTAACTCATACAGACAGAGATGAATTGTATGATGGTAAAGTTAATCCGATTGCTTCTTTCCCAGGACAGGGTATTGTAGCATTTGGTCAAAAGACTCTACAATCAAGACCTTCAGCGCTCGACAGAATAAATGTTCGTAGATTATTAATTAACTTGAAGAAGTTCATAGCATCATCTTCAAGATTCTTAGTATTTGAACAAAATACTGCGGCAACGAGAAATCGTTTCTTGAACATTGTCAATCCTTATATGGAATCTGTACAACAACGTTCAGGTCTTTCGGCATTCAGAGTAGTAATGGATGATTCCAATAATACTCCTGAAGTAGTAGATAGAAACCAATTAATTGGTCAAATCTTCATACAGCCTACAAGAACTGCTGAGTTTATTGTACTCGACTTTGTTGTATTGCCAACAGGCGCGGCATTCCCTGAATAATAGGGAGGTTTGAAAGAACTAAGGGGTTCAATTATGAGCCCCTTTTTTCTTATATTATAAAACTAAGAAAAAACTAAGAAAAAGAGATACATTGTTTCTGATGATTTTGTAGTATCCTTATATTTATAATAGAACAATAAACTTAACAGGAGAAAAGCAGATGCCTGATTTGATAGATGCTAATGAGATATTTTTTACACCTTTCGAACCAAAAACGAAAAATCGTTTTATTATGGAAGTCGAAGGTATACCAAGTTTCTTAATTAGAGCCGCAAACCGTCCATCAATAGAATTTGAAGAGATTGAATTAAATCACATTAATGTTAAGCGCTATGTGAAAGGTAAAGCTTCTTGGCAACCTTTGGACATTACTCTTTATGACCCAATCGTACCAAGTGGTGCTCAAGCAGTTATTGAGTGGATAAGACTTGGACACGAATCAGTAACAGGAAGAGATGGATACTCTGACTTCTATAAAAAGAATGTTAACTTCCAATTACTTGGACCTGTCGGTGATGTTGTTGAGAAATGGGACCTTAAAGGCGCTTATATTCAATCTGCAAATTTTGGAGATTTGGATTGGTCAGTTAGTGAACCTGTAGACATAACTTGTACATTACGTTATGACTACGCAGTATTACAATTCTAAAATATGAATTTTATTAGAGAAATGCTATCAAGTGATGCGAAGATATCGTCTAAACGGGCGATAGGTTTCGCATCATTTGTTATGCTAATAGCAAGTTGGGTAGCAAATACATTTTGGCAGTTTGAAGTGAAAGACATCATTCTTGAAAACTTTATGTATATTACCATAGTTGGCTTAGGCGTAACAGCAGCAGAAAAATTTAGTCGAAATAAATAGTTATAAATTCTTAACTTAATTAAGAGGTAATTGTTATGAGTAAATTCCCTACTGAGGTAATAGATTTACCTTCAAGAGGATTAGTGTATCCTAAAGAACATCCACTTTCAAGTGGTAAAGTTGAAATAAAATATATGACAGCAAAAGAAGAAGATATTCTTACTTCTCCTAACCTTATAGAAAAGGGTATTGTATTAGATAAACTATTAGAAAGTATTATCGTTACAGAAGGAGTCAAGTTAGATGACTTTGTTGTTGGTGATAAAAATACATTATTAGTATCAGCACGTATACTTGGGTATGGTAAAGATTATCCTATTATGATTGCAGATGAAGAAGTGAATGTTGATTTGACAAATTTAAAAGAAATTTGGATAGATGAAAATAATCTTGTAGAACCACACAAGAATGCATTCAAATTTACAACACCAACTTCAAAAAATCAAATAGTTTTTTCTATATTAGATGGTCATATGGAAAAGCAACTTGACGATTTAAATAAAGCATATGAAAAAGCAGGTCAATCGAGAGAGTTAACTAATCGTTATAAACTTATTATTCAATCTGTTGATGGTAAAACAGAAGCAAAAGACATAGATGATTTTGTAGATAATCAGTTTATGGCAAGAGATTCAATGGCTTTTAGAGAGTACATAACAAATGTAGTTCCTGACATAGATTTCTCTACTAAAATTAAATTAGCAGATGGAAGTGAGCAGGAGGTAACGGTCCCAATGACCGTTCGATTTTTTTGGCCTAACGCCTCGATATAGAGAAAGCGTCTACGAACAGATATTTCAACTTGGTTATTTTAGCCAAGGTTTTTATAGTTTTGATGAGTTATACAAAATGCCTATAGGTATGAGAGAATGGCATTACAGACGATTAGTAAAGGCTAAAAAAGAAGAAAACGACTCGGTAAAGAAAGCAAATTCTAAACATAAATCACGGTAAAT